AACAGGTATTACCATAGTAAACGGAGGAAGCGGATATACTAGCGTTCCTACCATATCAATAACTGGTGGAGGAGGAACAGGTGCAACTGCTGTTGCGGTTTGTCGAGGTCCTGTAGACAGTATCAACATAATAAATGCGGGAACACAGTATACTTACGAACCAACTATCAATCTAATCAGTGGTAGTGGTGCTGTTGCGTATCCATCAATACTAAACGGAAAGATAGAGAGTATCATCGTTACATTCGGTGGTAGTGCATACTTCGGTCCTCCTGATGTTATTATTACTGGTGACGGAGTTGGTGCTACTGCATTTGCTACAGTTGACTTATCCTCAAACATTGTTACGAGTATCACGGTGTCCAGTAAGGGTGTTGGGTATACAGCGGGTAACACACGAGTTGATATCGTATATCCTGGCTCAGGTGCACAGTTCCAGACTAGACTTACAGAACTATCCATAAACGAAGCAGCAACAGGTGCTGAACTAGGAAGTAATACATTTGTATCACCTAAGACCTCTGATCCTTTCGGTGGAGTATCTTTCCGTGGTGAGAACTTCTTGATCTACGGTGGAGAGTATGGATACATCTACAATCCAAAGCAACTACGTTTCTTACTCAAGGACAGTATTGGTTTAGACAATAACGGAGATTTGCAGGAGTTACCTCCTACTGTGCACTCACCGATTATTGGTTGGGCATATGACGGACATCCTGTTTACGGACCTTACGGATATGAGGATCCTGAGAATAGTGCTCCGTTCAACGCATACAAACGTATTAGAAGTAGTTACAGAGTAAAGACTAGCAGAGATGCTCTTCTAAGCGGTCTCAGTGACCCTCTAGGGACTTATATTGAAGATTATGAATATGTGGAGGGTTTAGGTGATTTAGACCGTTACAATGGCAGATACTGCGTTACTCCAGAATATCCAAACGGAGTATACTGTTACTTTACAACTATTACAGGAACAACTGGTGATCCTGCATTCCCATACTTTATTGGAGAGAACTTCTATGGAGATGCGGATGCAGTCAACTGGAATGGTAATGGACTGCAGAAAAACTTTACAGAAGACGCAATACGTTACAGAGCTCCATTTGTAGGTGTTGATAACATTGTAGCAAAGAGAAAAGAGTTAGATAACAAAGTTGACTTCTTCCTAGCATTAGAAGACAGCACAACATTGATTGTGATGGAGACAGGTGAGACACTCACATACATTGAGGATGGTATTGGATATTACAGTTACTATCCATTCATTAGAGGTGGAACTGCGGATTCTCTAGTAGTATCATCTACAAACAAGTTTTCTTCAGCGGGTGTTGACCAGTATCTTGTAGAAGGTGGCGGTAAAGAGTATAAGGTAAATGATAGATTGACGTTTGATAATACTGGAACTGGTGGAGATGGTATAAGTGCTGTTGTGTCTCAAGTAGAAGGTGTACCCACTACTAGCACACTTGCGTTTACAGGAGCATATAACGATCTGTTTATTAATATCTTAAGAACCACTCAGGCAAACTTCTTACAACCTGGCGACTCAATTACAGTTTCTGTAACAGATAACTCCGCAACTAGAACTATTACAAGTAAAGTTATCAATGGCAATTACCACTTTACGTATTTTGGTTTGACTAGTGCAAAGATAATAGCACCATGGCAAGCAGCAACCTCATATACAGAAGGAGATTTAGTTTACAACGGAAACAGAGTATATGTTGCAGCAGCAGTTGGTAACTCAGGAATCAACACATCTGGATCGTCTGCTCCTGTTCACACATCAGGAACTACATCTGATGGTGGAGCAAACTGGACATATCTTAGAATTAGAACAGATGGTAATTTGTTCCAAGATGGTTGGGCAAGTATTACAGGAGGATCTAACTATATCGACGGAACATATCTTAACGTTCCAATAACAAGCAGTGGTGATGGGTTAGGTGCAAAGGCAACTATCCTAGTTCAAAGTGGTGCTGTAACATCTGTTACAATTACAGATTTTGGATATGGATATGATATTGGAGATACAATCTCGGCAGCTAACGTCAACCTAGGAAACTCAGTATCTGGTGCAGGATTTAGCATTACATTAACTCAAGTTCAAAAAGAAGTTCAGTTCCATGCTAACAAAGCACATCAATTAAAAGCGGGTGATCTAGTCAATGTCTCAGGTGTCTCACCTGTGTCTTATAACAAGGCAAACTATATTGTTGTTAGAACAGAAACCGCAAGGAAGTTTACAGTCAAGAGAAACTTTGCTACTACAGGTGTAGCAAATGTTACAACAGGTAATAGTGGCAATCCTTCAGAAGTTTACGTCAAAGAACCAAACTTATCTTTGATAGATGGTCACTCTTACATCTTTGATACATCAGATGGAAGTAATAGTGGAAAAGTTCTAAACTTTACACTCGACCCAAGTAATACAGATGTATTCACATATAAGAATGTTATTGATGAGGTTAGAGACTTAGTAACCAATGAACAGAACTCAATAACAATTAAGATGCTAGATTTACCTGGCGTTTTCTATTATCATGATGTAAAGCATACAAATGTATCACCACGAACATTCACAGTCAACGTAGCAGCAAAAACTACTGCACATCCTCTTTATAACTATGGATCTGGAAATGGATACTACATCACTGGTGATAAGTATGGATCTGCTGCAGAGTCTCCTGCTATAACAATGTCTCGTGGTTTGACATATACATTTAATCAGGATTCTGCATCAAATACTACTCATGCAATTTACTTCTCAGAGAGTGAGGATGCTTATGGTGGAGTAAACAGATATGAGAAGGGTGTTGTATACAGAATTAATGGTGACGTAGTATCTTATGCTGATTACAGCACTAACTTTGGAACAGCAACAACTCGTAGTGTAGAAATTACTCCAACAGTAGATACTCCTAATACATTGCATTATGTTTGCCAAAACCATCTCGGAATGGGTAACGCAATTAATATCAAGAGTGATGTTACCAATAGTAGGTTCATGAATGTTATCAATGACCCTATACTAGGATCACATACCATTGACTCTGTTGATACTAATTCAAATGAAATAAATTACTATTCAGCATTACAACCCGAATCTGGATATAGTACAGGTGTATCATATACTACAAACTCAATTTACCCATCAGGAGGTATTGCCAATATAACAATTGGTGACCAAGGTAGAAATTATAAGTCTTTACCAAAATTATCAGGATCTTCAAGATCTGGTTCTGGAGCAACCGCTGTAGCAACTATTTCTGGTGGATTAGCAAACGTCTCTGTTACAAACAATGGATCTGGTTACAATCAGGCATCATTGCCTACTTGTGTTGTTACCATGCCAGATTTTGTGGATATACAATTAGAAAATGTATTAGGTAACTTTATACCAGATGAAATTATTATTGGTAAGGCAGTTCAAGATAATAACACTGCTAGAGGTAAAGTTATTTCTTGGAACCCAATTACAGCAGTATTAAGACTACAACCTTTACGTAATACTAGAACAGGTGCAGGACAGAAAGGATATATCATGTTTAATGATGGTAAGAAATATAACATCAACCCATCACAAATTGATGCTGTAGGTTATGCAGATCAATTTGAATTTGCAGTTCATGATGCCCAAACTGGAGATCCAGTCAAATATGTCTCAGCACAGACTAATCCAATTAGTAATATGGTTGTAGGACAAACATACTACATCATCAACATAGGCGATGCAGGACGTGTTAAGTTAGCAGAGACACCTCAACTAGCAGAGGTAGGAACAGCAATCACTATAACCAATTCTGGAACTGGCACACAGTCATTTAACGTTAGGTCTAGGGTTTATACAGGTGGTAACTCTGTAGCAACTATTGGTTCTATATCAGGAACACAGGCAACAGTTGCTGCAGCAGTGTCTGGTGCGGGTAGAGTATCCGAGGTTACTGTTACAGGAGCAGGAACAAACTATAGAGCAGCACCTGACGTAATATTTGATGATCCTTATTATGGTGTAATCTCATCAATCTCAATTCAGTCTCAATCTGCAGGAAACTATGGATCTTCGCAAGTTTATACAGGAATTATTCAAAAATCAATCGCGGGTTCTTCTGCTACTGGTGCTACTTTTACTATTGAAACTAGTGGTGCAGGGGCTATCGAATCCGTCACTGTTACAGCGGGTGGAACTGCATACGTTCTAGGAGATCAACTTACAATCTCTGGAGCAGACCTAGGTGGTTCTGATGGAACTCATGACGCTGTTCTTGTAGTTCAAGAAGGTCAATTATCATTTGTAGATCCAGTCTCAACTGAGTCTCTATTAGACGCATCTATAGACTCTGTAACTGTGACTAACTCTGGATCAGGTTATCTATCTGCACCTACTATTACTGCACAAGGTGGTAATGGTATTAACGCAGCATTGAACTCAATAATTATAAACGAAGGTGTTTCTGTTATCAATATAGATGCTGCAGGACAACAGTTCCAAAGTGCTCCAATAATCAACATAGAACAGAAATCAGGAACTGGTGCATCTATACTACTCAAGTCATCTGACATGGGAGAGATTCTAAAGATTGGTGGAGACAATATTACATTTAACTACAGTCACGATAGAACACTAAAACCTAAGTTAAATACAACCTATAATTTACAACTAGTCAGAACACAGATCATTGATTACCTTGATGTGGTAAATGGTGGTCAAAACTTTGTTGCAACACCTGAGATAATCCTAGAAGGTGGACAAGGTTCATTATTTGATCTAGAACCAATAGTTCTAAACGAAATCATACAATCAGTTGAGGTTGTCAATGCGGGTAGAGGATTTACGTCTGCACCTACAGTTAAGGCACAGGTAAGTCACACATTTGTTGCATTATCTTCCAATAGCACATTGAACTTCCCATATAATGCAAAGATACCATCAGGAACAAAAGTTACTCTTGTAGAGTCTGCAGGACAACTTCCTCAACCATTAGCAGAGAATACAACATACTATGCTATTGCTGCAACCACAGCAAATGGATTGGCGTCAAATCAAATTAAACTTGCTACATCTCTTGCTAATGCTAATACTGAAACCTCTATTGCATTTACAAGTTCACCAATAGGAGATCCACTTACAGGACAAACATTCTTTGTTCTTCGCACTACAGATCTAGGTGATAACATTGTTGCATACATGAAACCCGCTACATTTGCTATCGGAGAAAGAATATACCAAGGTGCATCTACATCATCATATACTGCATATGGTATTATTAGAAATTGGGACGCTAGTGGTAGGGTAGTAAGTGTAGAACTAATAGAAGGTGACTTTGTAGTAGGTCAACCTGTATTTGGTGAGGAGTCTGCTGCATTTGGTTCAATTCATGCATTTGACAGAGCAGATGCTGAGTTTGTCGTTTCTCCAATCAGCACATCTGCTGCTAACTGGGAGAAAACAACTGGATTCTTGGATCTTAACGAACAACGTGTTTATGACAGTAATAGGTTCCAAGAGTTCTCATATGACATATCATCATCAGTCAATATATCAGATTGGAAGAATCCACTTAAGTTTGCTGCACATCCTGCAGGATTCAAGGTAGTTGGAACACAAGTATTACTATCAAGTGTTAAGAAAGAGTTTAGACCAAGATCTACAAATAATACAACTCCTAGCAGTCAGTTTGATTGGTGGTTACCTAATACTAATACCATTGGAAATACATTCAATGGAACTACGTTTATCACACCAAAACCATCTGCTAAGAATGCAGGAAAACTAGCAACTATCAATAACTTCGCATTATCAAGACCAGACTATAGTGCTTTAGTTCCTACAGAGGTTTCTATCTATGGAAAACAGTTATTGGATGTTCAGAAAATCTTATCTTGTATTGTTTACAAATTAGATGATATTAGTGATAAGACATTGAACTTTGATGGATCTAGTTCTGCTGTCGTAGATGGAACTAATGATAGAATTACAATTACTAATCATGGTCTAGTAGCAGATCAATTAGTAACATACTTCTCTGGTGGAGATAGATTCTTAGATGCTAGAGATTTAATCGTTAACAATATTGATTATATTGTTGAAGAGACTATCGGATTCTTAAATACACAATATCCAACATTAACTTACGATCAAGCAAAATGTGCTAGAGATACTAGACTTGTAATTGCTGCATGGACTAATGATCTTAAGTATGGTGGTAACTACTTTACTGTAGATGCTGCAAAGACATACACCACTGGAACAGGAATACAACATGTTGGTGGTGAAGAGGCAGAGACAATCTATGCGTTTAACAAAGCAAGAGATTTATGTTTATTAGCAGTTACTAACGATCTTCCAGTTGGCACATATACAAACATAGTTCCACAGACAGATTTGAGTATTACAAATGATGCAGGAGGATGTCAAGATGTCAAGAGTGCAATTACAACACTAGCATCAATTGTTACAAATGTAATTACTACCCCAACTGATCCATTGCCCACATCAGATATTGGCAATTATCCAAATAATAGATCTGGTCTTCCTATTGGTGGTCTTACAAATGGTAGTCAATATTACATCAGATATGTGGACGCTAATACAATTGAACTAGCAGCAACACTAGGTGGTAATAAGATTGATTTGACATCACAAGGTTCTGGCGTAGGACATTCAATAAGATGCTTCATAGATGGAACTAATGACTCATTTAAGTTACAAGCAAATGGTATTGATCTTGATACACAACTTGGTAAATCTGCATCATCCTCACAATTGATGCTCTCAATAAATGGTCTTATTGCGAATCCTGCAACTTACACATTATCAAATAGTATTGTAACATTCGTAGTTCCTCCATTATCTAATAGTAAGGTCATTGCAATGTATTATGATCGTTCCGCTTATAGTGGTTCATTTGTATTAGATCAAATTGGAGATGGAATTAAAACATTTGGAACAGGTTTTTCTGGAACTGGAACTCATACATTTGTAAGTGGCGTTACTAACGCTATACAGGTTACAGGTGGTTCACAATTTACTGCAGCATCTGGAACAACATACGATCCTCTGACTGGTTTGTTGGTTATTGAGATTGGTTCTCACAGTTTAACTACAAGTAATACCATAACAATTGCAGACGGTGGAGTTACATTTACCTGTGATGCAGACAATCACGCTTCTACTCATTCTTATCCAAGATCAGGTGATCCTGCATCTGGCAAACAACTTGCTATCACTGCAGTTACAGGATCTACTATTACTGTTAACGTAGGCATATCTAATGACGAACCTGACGAGTTAACACCTGGCACAGGATATAGTGATGGAGTATACTCAGCAGTCTCACTTAAGAATCGACTTGGGACTGGAGTTGGTGCTACTGCTGACATTACAGTCAATAACGGAAGTGTTACAAACGTAAAAGTTGTATCTGGTGGTAGTGGATATACACCAAACGATGTATTAGGAATAACTGATGTTCACAATAGAGGTGGCGTTTATGATCCTGCTAATAGAGATATTGGTGGCGAACAATTAGTAAAACACTTCATTCCTACAAATGGAACATATGCTCCTGCATCTGGTGAGATGGTATTGACCATAGGATCAGGACATGGTTTATCAGCACCTACAACACATACACCAACATTTGCAACATACGATCCTAATACTGGTTTGATGGTGGTAACTATTAATAACCATGGACGTGTAAATGGAGATCAAGTTAAGTTCGATGATGGTGCGATCAGATTTAGTTGCACCTATGGTGGTGGCGGTAACGGTGATTATCCACGTTCTACTGACTATGCATCAGACAGATGGTTACAGGTATTTGACTGCACTACAAATACATTTACAGTCCAAGTTCTTGATAGTAT